AAGTTCAGGCTGCGGGCTGAAGAGTTAACGGTGCTTGCTGGGATTAATGGGGCCGGTAAAAGTTTATTCGCCAGTCAATGCCTCCTATCGGCTATGGATCAAGGCTTTAAGTGCTTGTCCGTGTCGTTAGAGATGAGTCCCAAAAGCCAGTTGGCTAGAATGTGGAGGCAAGCATCTCTACAAGCGTCACCAACGTTAGAGGCGGGTCTACAGTTCACTAAGTGGTCGAACGATAAGTTGTGGTTTTATGATCAACACGGAACCATCAACCCCAAAACTTTGGTGAGCGTACTACGCTACGCCTACGACAAACTTGGCATCAACATAGTGTTGGTCGATTCCTTGATGACCATGAGTATGAACAGTGACGATTGGAACGGCCAGAAACAAGTCGTTCAGTCGTTGGCTAACACAGCCCGACACTTGGGCATCCACATTATCTTGGTTGCCCATGCTAGGAAGGGGCAGTCAATCAAGGATCGGTTAGACAAGTGGTCTGTCGCGGGGTCATCCGACATCACTAACCGGGCAGACAACGTGATTATCTTGGGTCGCCTGTTTAACGAGCCAGACGATGCGTACCTCAGTCTATGTAAGGCACGGCATTTTGACGGGGCTGAGATGGATATAGATTTGAAACTCGACCTTGCCTCGATGAACTATTACCATGACGGGCAATTACCCAAGGGGGTATTGACTACACCTGCTAAAGGTGGTATTATGGGTGAACTAGATCGAGTTGCACTTAATGAAACTATAAATGAAACCATCATCCGCAAAACAAAAAGGCCGTTTGTTCCAACAGACTATAGTTCGTATGCTAGTCAAAGCGTTCGACCTTGAAGTTGATGATGTCTTTTCACGGAGTATGGGGGCATCTGGTGAAGATGTTATGCTTTCGCCAAGGGCTAGAGTGTTATTCCCCTACTCAGTTGAGTGTAAGAACGTGGAGAAATTTAATATGTGGCAATCCTACAAACAGGCTTGCGACAATTCGGGGGACTACGAACCAATCGTTTTTGTTAAACGAAACCATCATAAACCGCTTGCGGTCGTAGACGCAGAGCATTTTATAGGAGTGATAAGTAGATGAACGCTTTTGAAATAGCGATGAAAAGACCGTTCTTAGAGAGTGAGGTAAAGCATAGGAAGGGTGCGGGTAATAAGATGCTGGCTTATGTAACTGCCAGAACAAATATTAAACGACTAGATGAGATAGTTGGTATGGGGAACTGGTCTGATGAGTATGACTACATCGGGGGTAGAATGATTTGTAGACTGTCAGTACGACACCCCCAGTTAGCGGGGTCAGAGTGGATCACCAAGTGTGACGGCGCTGATGACTCGCAGATAGAGGGCGCTAAAGGCGGCATATCAGATTCGTTTAAGCGGGCCTGTGTGAAATTTGGCCTCGGCCTTTATCTTTATCACCCAGAATCCTACGTTAATGGAGTACCCGCAATATGGGCTACCCCAGAGGGGTATTACAGGGTGATGGCCGCAAGGTATGAGATGAGTGTCGAGCAATGGAAGGCTGAGTATTCTAAGGCTCTAAAATTATGAGCGTATACGAGGACTACATTGCAATCAGTAGGTACGCTAGGTATCTACCAGATAAGAAACGCCGTGAGACATGGGATGAAACGGTAGATAGATACTGTGACTACATGGGTAACAAGTTCAGCGTTGAACTGTCGGGCATACGGGAGTTAATCAAGGATAAAGAAGTCATGCCTAGCATGAGAGCCTTGATGACTGCTGGCCCTGCGCTTGATCGCGATAATATTTGTGGATATAATTGTGCCTACGTTGCCATTGACAACATCAGAGTGTTTGGTGAGTCCCTGTACATTCAGATGAACGGCACTGGACTAGGGTTCAGTGTTGAGCGTCAGCACATACACAAACTGCCAGAGGTTGCGGAAGAATTCCACGACACTGATACTGTAATCGGGGTGCGTGACTCTAAGTTGGGGTGGGCAACTGCCCTCGATGAGTACGTTCGACTGCTCTATAGTGGGAAAGTTCCCAAGGTAGACATGAGTAAGGTACGCCCTGCGGGAGCGCCATTGAAGACCTTTGGAGGTCGAGCCAGTGGGCCTGAACCATTCGCTAAAGCATTGTTAAATATAACTAATGTCTTTAGAAGTGCCGCCGGTAGAAAGTTAAACTCCATCGAATTACATGATGTCATGTGCTATATCGGGGAGTGCGTTGTGGTCGGGGGTGTGAGGAGAACGGCGATGATAAATCTGTCCAACCATAGCGATGAACGTATGCGTCACGCTAAGATGGGCAACTGGTTTGTCGAGAACCCTCAACGATCACTGGCTAACAACTCCATCTGCTACACTGAAAAGCCTGACGTTGGTGCATTCATGCGCGAGTGGAACGCAATATATGAGTCGCGATCTGGAGAGCGTGGCATCTTTAACAGGCAAGCCTGTAAGGACATGGCCCCAGAGCGTAGGGATACTGAACATGAGTTCGGCACAAATCCGTGCAGTGAGATAGTATTACGATCCGCACAATTCTGCAACCTTACAGAAGTTGTGGTCAGGCCTAATGATAACTTTGAAACATTGAAGGCTAAGGTGGGGGCCGCTACAATCTTAGGCACTCTACAGTCTGCACTCACTGACTTCAGATTCCTACGCAAGTTGTGGAAGAATAACTGCGATGAGGAGAGATTGTTAGGGGTGTCACTAACGGGGATATGGGATAGCAAGTTCTTCAAATCCCCCTTTCATGGTGACGTTGAGCGCCTAAAGAATCATGCGATAGAGGTGAATAAAGAATGGGCTGAGAGATTGGGTATCAACCCCTCGACTGCTATCACCTGTGTTAAACCTAGTGGTACGGTTAGTCAGTTAGTTAACAGCGCGTCAGGTTGTCATCCGAGACACTCCGCATATTATATTCGTAGGGTGCGTAATGACATTAAAGACCCGCTGGCTCAGGTAATGATAGATGCTGGTGTGCCTTATGAGGTTGACAAGTTTAATAAGGAAACCTATGTGTTTGAGTTCCCTATGGCATCACCCCCAACGTCTACAACTCGACACGACATCACGCCATTCGATCAGTTAGAGATGTGGAAAAGTCTGTCACTACACTGGTGCGAACACAAACCTTCCATGACCTGTTACATACCAGAGGATCAGTGGCCCCAAGTAGGGGCTTGGATATGGGAGAACTGGGATGTGGTAAACGGTATATCATTCCTTCCGTCTGCGGATGAGGGTCATGTGTACGAGCAAGCCCCATACGAGGACATAACTAAGGAAGAGTACGAGGCGAGAGAGAAACTAATGCCAGAGTATATCAACTGGAGTTTTGAGGAGGCGGTGGATAACACAACCGCAAGTCAAGAGGTGGCTTGCACAGCAGGAGTATGCGAGATATGAAATGCGAAGATGCAGTAGTAGAAAAGTATACCTACCATAGAATTCGTAAACCCGGTAGGTGGAACATGGGGAAAGAAACTAAACACGGTTCCTTTTACAGGCACAAATTAGTAATAGGTGGAGAAACGTATTCCTTTATCGCTCAAGGATGGAGACAATATGTTTACAAAGGTGATACCTGTGAGTTTCATTGGCTTGATAATAACGGGTATAAAAATATAGATCGTGACACACTAAAGGTGTACGACAAAGGGGGAACAAGAGTGTGGCGAGGTTATAGTCCTAAGAAACTGCCAGAGTATCAAATGGAATCAATGTACTACGGTGTGCCTCATGTATACGATGAGTGGGCTTACGCAAAAGAAGCGATATCAGACTTGTTATGTGACTCTGACGATGACTCTGATTGGGAAGAGATGGGTGGAATAGACCCAGCCCTTGCACCCAACCATGATTGGGATAGTGACCCAGTAGGGTTTAGAGATTGATGAAACCCTCACACTACAAGATGAAGATTCAACCCATTGAATATATCATGGCGAATAAAATGGACTTCTGCTCTGGCAATATTGTGAAGTACGCTAGTCGATGGGATAAGAAAGGCGAACCCTACTCTGATCTATGTAAGATAGTAGAGTATGCTAAAATTCTAATAGATGAACTACCTGCTAGGGGGGAGAATAACGTTGAGTAAGAGGATCAAAAGCAAGGCGTACCTTAAGTGGGTTGCATCTCTTCCCTGCATGAACTGCAAGATAGAGGACGATACCATTGTCGCGCACCACCTTAAAGGTAGGCACGCGCCCCTTTCTGGTGGGATGGGGTACAAGGCGGATGACTGGCTTACGATGCCATTGTGTTTTAAATGTCATATGGAGATGCACGATAGTGGTTATCTAAAAGACTGGCAAGCAGAATTTATTTTAAAAACGCTTGACATAGCGTTCGATCATGGTATAATGGAATTATGAACAGTGAAGTTGAGGGATACCTCAAGCAAATAGAATATGTGGCTCCGAGTTACGCACAGGCTAAGGCCGAAACGTATCAGTTGACGGAGTTTAAAAAGACTCAGCGCGCCTTGTTATACAGTAGGGCTGTAGGCAAAACTGTAGCAGACAAGGAGAATTGGGTTTCGATGCAAACGGAAGTTACTAAGTCAATAGACGGTATCGCGGTTGCTATCGAAAGAGAGGAGCGTCTACGTTGGGAACTGAAGGTGGCTGAACTTCATATCGAAGTCTGGCGAACCGAACAGGCCAACAGGCGTTTAGAATCTAAAATTTTATAGGAGATTTATATGAGTGACTACGAAGTAAAAGAGGGCGATATTGCCCTGTTCATTAACGATAAAGAGGGGAATGACAATCGCCCCGATTTAACTGGGTACGCTATGATTGGTGGGAAGAAAAAGGATGTGTCTGTCTGGGCTAAAGACTCAGGCAAACTCCGATTTTCTGGCAAGGTGCAAGAGCCATATAACTCTGGCAACTCTGACAGGAAACCTTCTCAGACTTCTACTGAAGTTCCGTTTTGAAGATAGAGTACCATGATGGAGATACTGTCGAGATGTTATTCGACAGTAAGTCCCATTCTTATAGGGTGGGGGATGATATAATTCCTAGTGCTACTAGAGTGCTAGACGTTATATCAAAACCCGCCCTAGTTCCTTGGGGTTTGAAGGTTGGGGCAGAGTGGATGGCGAAACATCTCTTCCATGATGAGGACTCAAGTTCTAAAAAAACTAAGGTATACAAGTCAAGGATGGCGCTTGAACCCCTACTCAAGGGGATGAAGAGCGCCTACAGGGGAACCTCTAAGGACGCTTTAAACATTGGGAACCTAACACATGAGTGGGTAGAAGGTGCGATCAAATGGAAATTAAACGGTGGAGAAATACCACAGATGCCAAAGCAGGAAGAGGCAGTTAATTCCATACACGCCTTCAAGGATTGGGTTGGTCAGAATGTTGTAGAGTGGAAGTCATCAGAGGAAAAATTGTTCCACAGGAAACA